AGACACGAGGAAATAAGTGCGGTCGGGAATAAACACCCGTTCAGACACGGAGCAACTGCCCTCTGAAAGTCAAAAAAAGCAGCCCACCGGGTAGCCTTTCCTTCCTGCTGATCTCTCAGCTCGTTGGAAAGCAACCTGGTGGGCTGCTACATTTTTTATTCAGTTTTCTCTGCGACTGCGGAGCCTAACCGTTTCTTCTTCAGACTCGCACAGTCAAATATTCTCTGCCCCAGAAGTTGCCTGTACCGGCTCCTGTGCACTTTCGTTCTCCTTGTCCACCTTTCCCTCGAAAATGGGAATGGCGCGACACAGGTCGTAATTCACGAGTCTCTGCTGCGGATACTCAACACCCGGCAGCCGGTAGGATCTTGTTCTGTCCCAGCCACAGCTCTGATAGAGCAGCCGCACAAGATTCTTGCTCTTGATCTCATATCGGTCGTCCTGATTTTTCTTTGGAACACGATTGGCCCCCTCTGCATCCATCCCACACGCTTGTATTGCAAACATCTGCTTGGTCGGGTTGTAGAGAAAATGATAGAATTCTGGGCGGCCAATAGATTCAAGGGCGCTCCGGAAGACCGTGATGCGACCGTCTGCATATCGAAATGTAATCCCCAGCATATTCTGCTGCCATGTATTTGTCTGCTTCTCAGACATTGATGCTCCTCCTCTCTAAAAAAGGGTAGACTACCCCCTTGGTGCAAAAACGGGATTTTTAAGTATTTTGTTGCTGACCGGGAAGCCCTGTGAGCATTCCAACTGAAACATAGCCGTCCATCTGCCGAACCTCCGACTCCTGTCGGTGCTGCTCAACAGGCACACCAAAAGAGCCCGCAATATCATCCGGGTAGTATCCCTTCCGGGTGTTTACAGGTTGCGCCTCTTCCTTATTCTCAGCAGATGTCTCCGTTGGCATCACTTCATCAGACTGCTTCTTCTTACGCTCATGGAACACCTCGGCGGCAACGAGGTCAAACACATAAAGTGACTCACCTTCAAACTCAATGCGATAGCCGAGGATCTTGTACCGACAGGTGCTTGCCCAGCCCATCTCTTTATAGAGCAGTTCCGAGAAAAGACGGCATGACATTTTCCTGCTCTTGCGCTTATCCGGCTTTGCAACGCACCAGCGCAGAGCATCCTTGTCATTCTCATTGCAGCCCTTGACCACAAGCCGCTTCAATGTGCTGTTGAACATGATGTTGACGTAGACCACATCTTCCAAACCGGCTATGCAGGCAGTATTAAATGTAACGCTGTCCTTCCTGATTACGATTGCCGGGTCCCGGAGATGGGCAAAAAGCTCCCGCCGTGCGACCTGATAGCCGTCATAATCAAAAGTCTGCTCGATTTCAGTCCTCCTCTGCTCCCGTTCCGACATCTGCTCCGGACTCAGTTCCATCCCTTGTTCCATGCTCATCTCCAATAGGCCACCTTTCAATTATTTTTTCTGCTTCATTTAATAAGTCCTCAAGATCGTCCGAGGTCAATGTGCTATATTCAACCAGCTCCTTAGCCGGTCGAAGAATATCCCAGTCTCCTGCATAGTGTTCTTGCTCAAGCAGATGCACTTCTGCAATACTATCAATCGGTCTACCGAATGTATTTTCCCATTCTGGCGGTAAGATGTAAATTGTCTGCTTTACGGTTTTTTCTTCGGTTTCCTCTTGGTCATCGGCTTCTGCTTCTGAAGGCGGAAGGACAATATTTTCGGTTTTGACGATCTCAGGTTCGTCCAACCGAAACAGCATCACCTTCTGGCCTTCGTTTTCAATGCAATCCCCACGGAATCGATATTTTAGGTCTTCATCCCACTCCATAATATCAAATAGAATCTTTGCCAGCCCTCTGCAAGATTTAGATAGCGTGCACCACCGACCTTCACGAAGTTTTCCCCAGTGGATAGCATTGGGGTTATCTTCTGCGCATGGGCGTACAGCAATGCACCGGCTCACGGAATTCAGCAGGAGTTCAACATACTCCACGTTCTCAAACTTTTTGAGGCACGCCGTGTTGAAGCTGATTTTTCCATTAGCTATCGTCATTGCGGCATTCTGCAAAGTTGCAAAATACTGGGATCTAACCACTTCATAGCCCCGCATATCAAGCCCCGTTTTGTCCTCTGCCGGCTGCACCTCTGTCGGATCACACATAACACTTTCTGAAGCCTTTTGAATTTCATCTGTTGAAAATCCAGTCCAGTCCTTATCCATCGGAACATATCCCTGGAGAATACCACTGTCAACGACGCTAAGTGTTGGTAAGGGTCTGGCCTTCTTCGCATAGGCACGAGAGGCACGAAGAAAATTTGCTGCTGCATACACAGTTCGAGAAACGATTGGCTCATGATGATCCTGCCGCCTATATTGTGTACGCTCTCCTTTATTCTTTTTTGCCTTATGTGTCAAAAAATTGGGAGTATATGTTTTTCGGCCAAGGATGTCACCGCAATGCCGCTCATTAGCAATTATTCCTGCAAGTGCGCCTGCGCTCCACCCCACATTTCCTGCTTTCGTTTTACGCCTAAAGCTCGTCAACGTATCCGCGATTTCCGTAAGTGAAAATCCATTCAAATACAGGTAGTAAATCACTTTTACAGTGCTAGCTTCATCTTGGTTTATCACAAGATTTCCTTCTTCATCTCGATCATACCCAAGCAGCTCTGGTGTCAAAAAAAGTCCCCGCCTAAACCTGCGGTCGATGGACCAGTTCATGATAACAGATTTTGTATGGGACTCTTCTTCTGCAAGCGAAGCCAGAATCGTCAGAATCATACGACCGTTATTATCTAACGTGTAGATATTATCAGCCTCAAACTGCACACCGACAGGAGGTTCCAAATTTTTCAGCAGATCTACAACCGAAAGGCAATCGATGATATTTCTTGCAAATCGAGCGATAGACTTTGTCATAATCAAGTCTATTTTTCCCGCTTTACAGTCCTCAATCATCTGGAGCATTCCCTTGCGGTGTGCAATGGATGTTCCACTAATACCTTCATCCGCATAAACGCCGACAAGTTCCCAGCCTGGATGTCCCATAATGTATTCGATGTAATAATTTTTCTGAAGCTCATACGAAGATGTCTGTTCATCATTGTCTGTCGAAACACGAACGTAGGCCGCCACTCTGCGAATACCACCACTTACAGAAAAAGTCTCTACAGGTTTCGCCGGTATAATTTCAATCTCAGATGCATCCACGCCCTTGTATTTATCCCGGATTTTTTGTTTGTGGTTCAGTTCTACTTTTTCTCCCATGACCTCACCTTATTTCATCGATTTTCTTTATCACGGTTTCCTGTCTATCGTCCAATACCATCTGCGCATTTTTCGGTAGCTTTGAATTCCAAGAACCTTCTTGGTCTCCTCAATAGTTCTACGACTTATACCGGCCTTTTTCAGCGTTTCATGGATTCCTTTCGTATTGTGTTTCGGTCACCTTGGAGCTGACCTCGATGCCGAGCTTGGAAATAAACACATGGACGGTATCGCACAGACTCACCTGCTCCGCTTCCACCACATCCTCATAGTCCGGGGTATTCCAGAGCTGGATAAAGTCGATGTCGATATCCACCTGTGGCTCGGTCAGGCTGGTGTTCTTCAGATAATCCTGTGCAAAGGAGCGCATCATCTCATCCGTGGGCTTATCCTGAAATCCACTGGTGCAATCCAGTACTGTGATCTTCTGGTACGGCACCGACCGCTGCTCCACCAACACCACCTTTTCCGGCAACTCCGTCACCTCGCCGGTCTCGGAATTCTGCCAGTACGGATGTACACCCGTGATTACGCTCTCAATGTTCCTCTCCATCTTGAAGTCGATGAGGTTTTTGCCGTAGACGATATGCACGCCGTGGTCTGCGCCCCGGTGATGATGGAGCTTGACGGTGTATCGGTCCCACTCGTACTCTCCGCCAAAGGTGTCCAGCACCGAGCCGTCGATACCGCCGAGGCAGTTCCGAAAAGAGGACGGCACCGAGAGCCGAAAAGAGGCGCTGGAGGAGATATCCGTCCAGACCTCAAAGGGGCACTCGGATGCCGCGTGGTTTCCCAGCCCCGCCAGCGCACCGGTGCAGCTGGTCGTGGCAAAAGGAGAAACCGTAATGAAGTTTAGCTGATACGAGATGTGCCTTGCCTTGACAGTCAGCTTGCCGTCAATCGGCGTTGCGATTTTGTAGATACGGAACGGCTGCGATCTGCCTGTGTCGGATGGCTTTGCAAGGATGATGTTCCCTTCTTCCAGCTGATCCGCATGGATACCATCTGCTGGGTAGACCATCTCCAGCTCAAAGCTGCCATTGCGCTTTTCCGTCACCACACAGGAATGAGCATCTGCCATCTTGCCGATGCCGTTGTTGTCAAACTTTTTCTCCATGGATGCATACAGACAAGGGATCATCCCGCTCCACCTCCTTCCTCACAGCGTCCACCAGCGCGGAGTCACTTCCACCGCCGTAATACCGCCCGTCCATGCGATCTGCGTCTTTCCTGCCGGCAGTTCCGGGAAATCATCCGAGAGGATGGTCTCATTGCAAAAGCCGCCCTCATTGTAGGCATTGTGCGTCTCGCAATTCAGCAGAACATAATCCTTAATGCTGTGGATGGTAATGGATTCATCGCCCACATACAACACACCGCCAGAATCTCCGTAGACCTTGAAGATGGGCTGTGCAGGAAATGCGAAGGGGTTCATGAGGTTGCTCCGGCTTTCCAGCCGCACAGTCTTCTGCCCTTCCACGCTCCACCGCTGGGGCTTGCAGTTGAACACCAGATCCATCTTAGCGGCTTTCTGCGCCGTCACATCGAACTCCATCGCTTCCGTACAGACAGCCATTCGGAAGAAATCCGGATCGTAGGTGTCCTGCAGCTTTTGGTAGCCGACCGGAGACAGCAGCCACGACTTGACCGCTGCGGTCTTAGCGGGCAGACCGTTAAAGAAGAACGCTTCATACTTGATATCCACATTCTGATACCGCCGCCGACCCGCTTTGGCATTCTCGCTGATGATGTCTCCGTTTCGGCCGGGAACCGACGTGCTTTCCACATCTACTGCCGGGGAATCATACACACCGGGTCCGGACAAATATAAAAGGAAGTCCTTGCTGGACTTCCCGGCAAAGGACAGATACTGCCGTGCAAACCTGCCCTTCAAATCAAACTGGGATACTGTCTTTTTCTCAGGCAAATAGCCCATACGCATCACCTTCTTACTTGTAAACCGAATCGTCCTGGTCGATCATCTCATTGATCTTGTCAGCCACGATCTGTGCCAGTTCGTTATCGTTCCGGGCGTTGTAGCCGTTCACTGTGATGTGAATACCACCCAGATTCGTGTTCTTCGTCGTTCCGCCGCCGGCCAGAGCAACCTGCGGAAGATTCCAACCGCTTGTGTTCAGCCGGGGAATATTGATCTCCGGCAGGCTGAAGGAGCAGATTCCCGCCACCCCCTGCTGAACCTTGGAAGCCATAGATCGGATCTGCTTCAGCAGACCGCCCTCGCTGGCCTTGATGCCGCCAGTCAGCAGCTTCATGAAGTCAGGCATATAGGTGTCGGCATCTGCCAGCGGTCCTTCGTCCGGCACCGAGAAGTGCAGGAAACTGCGGATGCCGTTTGCCACGCTCTTGGCGGCATTGCCGACCCACGACACGCCTTTCTTGATGCCTCCAGCGATACCACTGACCACATCCTTGCCCCAGTTCACCGCCGAGGAAGCCACGTTCTTGACGCCGCTCCAGATGGAGGATGCCACGTTGCCGATGGCAGACGCCGCATTGGAGATGCCATTCTTAATGGCAGTCACACCATTGGAGAACACAGAAGTGACCTTATTCCAGATGTTGGTCACGCCCTCCCGGAAACCATCGCAGTTCTTCCAGAGAGCGGTCAGCCCAAGGCCGACACCGCCGACTGCGGCCACCGCAATACCAGCAGGGCCAGCAAGACCAGCCAGTGCTGTACCTGCCGAGGCAAGCACACCGCCAGCCGAAGAAGCGATACCAGCCAATGCACTGCCTGCACCGGCTGCAAGACCAGACACCGTTGTGCCAACAGAACCGAACAGCCCCGCAATCGCAGAACCAGCTGAGCCAGCGATGCCGCCCAGCGTGGAGCCTACACCGGAGAGCAGCCCGGACAGGCTGCTGCCAACACCGCCGAGCTTGGAGAGAACACCAGTCGCAACGCTGCCGAGGTTCGACAAGATGCCGGTTCCGCTGCTGCCAAGGCTGCCCAGCTTCGAGATGACACCGGTGACACCTTGTCCCAGACCACCCATCTTGGAGGTCAGCCCGGAGATCAGATTGCCGAAGTTCGAGACGATCTGCCCGCCATCGGCGTTGCCGATCTTCGACAGGAAACTCCCCATCTTTGTCAGCAGACCACCGCCGCCATCCGTTCCCAGTGCATTGCCGAGGTTCGTGAGCGTCTCGCCCAGGCTGCCGAAGGTACTCTTCATGGAGCCGAGCTTGTCCACGATTCCGGTGACAGTACTGACCGTATCGCCCACCTTACTGATACCCTCACCCAGACCTTTCAGGAAATCCGAGTTGAAGGTGTCACCGAGGCTGCGGATCGCGTTGCCCAGAGAACTGGTCTGGTCGCTCAAGTCTCCGATAGAGGTCTTCATGTCGGAGAATCCCTGCTTCACTTCATCGCTCATGCTGCTAACCGATGTTTTGGTGATCTTTTCAAGGTCACTCCAGACAGACCTAAACTCGCTGGTCATGCCGTCCAGACCATTCATAAGCCCAGTTCGGATGCCGGATGCCAGCCCGCTTGCAGCCGACCGAACTCTACTTGTGCTGCCGCTGATCGTAGAGGCAAAGCCACTCACCACCGACTTCACCTTGTCGCCCATGTCTCCCACGGGCGTGTTCAGGTTGGTCTTCATGGAGCCAGACAATGTCTTGACGGCCTTGACGACCTTGTCTTGATTCTTCTTGATGCCGCTTGCCAGCAGCTTCATGAAGTCAGGCATATACTCGTCCGCATCAGACAGAGGGCCAGTGTCAGGCACAGAGAAGTGCAGCAGACTTCTGACTTTGCTTGCCACGTTCTCTGCGGCCCGGACGACCGAGCCTGCCGCCGCACGAACACCGGCCGCCATCTGGGAGCAGATGTCACTGCCCCAGCTGTATGCCGAAGAAGCAATGGAGCTGAGAGAGTTGAAGTTGCTCTTGATGCTGGACACACCGGAAGAGACCGTGGAGCGCAGATTGGACATGGCACCGGACACCACCGACTGCACGCCGGAGAAGGTAGAGCTAGTCGTGGACTTCACGCCGTTCCAGCCCGAAGAAACCGTAGACTTCACTGCGTTCACAGCCGAAGATGCCGTGCTGCGGATGGTGTTCCAGCTGGAACTGAGTACCGACTGGATGCTCGACCAACTGCTGCTGGTCAGGCTGCGGAGGTTGTTCCATCCCGCCGTGACGGAACTCTTGACCGCATTGACTGAGCTGGTGGTTGCACTCTTGATGCTGTTCCAGCTCGTATTCAGCACGGTCTGGATGGAATTCCAACTGGACGTTGTCAAACTTCGCAGATTCGTCCACCCGGTCGTGACGGAAGTTTTCACTGCGTTGACCGATGCTGTTGTCGCACTCTTGATGCTGTTCCAGCTCGTGTTCAGTGCCGTTTGGATGGAACTCCAACTGGATGTTGTCAACGTGCGCAGGTTTGTCCATCCATTGGTAACGGAAGTCTTCACTGCGTTCACGGCTGTGGTGCTTGCCGTTTTAATGGAATTCCAGCTTGCCGTCAGGCTCGACTGGATGCTGGACCAGCTGGATACCGTCAGGGAACGAAGCTGTGTCCAGCCGTTCGTCACTGCGGTCTTCACACTGTTCAGGCTGGTTGTCACGAAAGTCGTAATTCCGGTCCATGCCGTAGTGAGGTTGGTCTTGACCGCATTCCATGCCGTAGTGGTATCCGAAGCGATGCCGGACCACGCTGCCGACATGGATGCCTTGATGCTGTCGATCTGGGTCGTCACAGACTGTGCCATGCCAGTACAGGCAGTCGATACGGAGGTAGACACACCCGACCATGCGGTCTGGGCTTCCGCCTCCACACCGGACCATGCGTTAGAGGTATCCGTTTTCATCTGGGTGGTAGAGTCACTGGTCTTGCCGGTGATGGCATCCCAGATACCACCAAAGAATCCGGAGATTCCTTCCCATGCGCTAGAGATGCCGGACTTGATACCCTCCCACGCAGTGCTTGCCGTAGACTGGATGCCTTCCCATGCCCCAGACAGCCCGGTGGCCACCGTTTCTACCGCCGAGGTCACGCCGGACTGGATACCGTCCCAAGCTGTAGAGATCGCACCCTTGATGCCATCCCACGCAGATGAGGCAGTTGTCTGGATGCCCGTCCATGCAGTCGAAAGCCCAGAGCCGAGCGTCTCAACCGCGCTGGACACAAAGGAGGAGATTCCCTCCCACGCGCCGGAAATGACACCCGAAATGCCCTCCCACACAGTCGATGCCGCCGACTTGATGTTCTCCCAGGCTGTAGACCAGTCGCCGGAGATCACGCTCATGACCGTCGAGATGACGGCCGAGATTGCATCCATAACCCCGCTGACCACGCCGGAGATTGCCTCCCAGACCGTAGAGAATACCGTCTGCAAGCCGGTCAGGATACCGCCAAGGAAATCCGAGATTCCGGTGAATGTCGACTGTGCGTTCTCGTCCATCTCACCGGTTTTACCCGTGAAGAACGAGACGATGCCGTTCCAGATACCCTCGAAGAAATCCTTGATCCCCGTCCAAACGCCCGTGAAAAATGCCGAGATTCCATTCCAGACGGTAGATGCTGTGGTCTGGATGCCCGTCAGGATGCCGGAGAAGAATTCGCTGATTCCTGTCCAGATCCCCTCAAAGAAGCCCTTGACGCTTTCCCAAACGGTGTTCCAGTCCGTACCGAACCAGCCGAGGAACACATCTGCTACACCCTTCAAGGTGTTCAGCACCGTAGAGAAGATAGACTTGATGCCGTTCCAGATGCCGGAGAAAATGCCCTTGACTGCCTCCCATGCGCCGCTCCAGTTGCCCTGGAACAGGTTGGAGAAAACATCGAACAGACCAATAAGGGTATCGAGGACCGTTCCCAGTACAGTGGACACGACCTGAAAGGCACCCTCGAACACAGGAGCCAACACCTGACAGAATCCATCCCAGACTGCTTTCAGCACCTCGACGATATCCTTGAAGTCAAAGCCGAGGGCATTGAGCCGCTGGGTCAGTTGGTCGCAGAAGCCGCGCACCTTTTCGACGATTCCGTTCCAGATGTTGGTGATGGCGGTGCGGAACTCCTCATTGGTGTTCCAGAGGTGCATGAAGGCAGCGACCAGCGTACCGATGACGGCTACGACCGCCATAACCGGCGCCGAGACCCCACCGAGTGCTGCGCCCAGCTTACCGAACAGTCCGGTTGCACCGCCCACCCGGGTGGAGAGCAGTCGGATGCCCTTTGCCAGCGAACTGAATCCTCGCAGAGCCGTACCAACTGTCGATATGGTCTTTCCCAGTACAATGAGCAGCGGACCGATGGCCGCAGCCAGAGCCGCCACCTTGAGGATGGTTTCTCTGGTGCTGTCATCCATGCTGTTGAGCTTGTCCACGAATGCCTGCACCGCCGACACGATCTTGCGGATGGTGGGCATCAGGAGGTCGCCAAAAGAAATAGCCAGCTCTTCCAACTGAGATTTCAGAATGGTGAGCTGACCATTTAAGTTGTCCTGCATGGTTTCTGCCATGCTCTCCGCAGAACCGTCACAGTTCTCGATGGCACCACGGAGCTTGTCGATGTCACCTTCGCCGGCATTCATCAGGGCAAGGAAACCGGACATGGCGTTCTTGCCGACCAGCGATTCGGCATTGGCTGCCTTTTCGGATTCGGTCAGACCGGAGAACGCCACACGGCAGTCCGCAAGGATATCGTTCAGGCTTCTCATGCTGCCGTCCGCATTGCTGGTGGCGATAGTGACCTCGCCGATGTTCTTGCCTGCAAATGTCACTTCGCCAGCAAGGTTGTTCATGATGGATCGCAGCGAAGTACCTGCCTGTGATGCCTTGATACCGCTGTTTGCCATGAGGCCGATGGCTTCTGCGGTGTCCTCTGCGCTGAAACCCAGCGCACCGGCGATAGGCGCACAGTACTTGAAGGTCTCGCCCATCATGCTGACGTTGGTGTTTGCATTGGACGATGCCGCCGCAAGGATGTCCGCAAAGTGACCGGAATCCGCAGCCGACAGACCAAAGGCGGTCAAGGCATCCGTAACAATATCCGAGGTGGTCGCCAAGTCCTCACCGGATGCAGCAGCAAGGTTCATGATGCCCTCGATACCATCCAGCATATCCCCGGTCTTCCAGCCGGCCATCGCCATGTATTCCATAGCGGAGGCTGCTTCGGAGGCTGAAAACTTGGTCTTGGCACCCATCTCACGGGCTTTTTCACGCAGGGAATCAAAGTCAGAGCCAGTCGCGCCGGAAATGGCGGCGACCTTACTCATCTCCTGGTCGAAGTCTGCTGCGGTCTTCACCGCCGCTGTGCCTAAGCCAGTAACCGCCGCTGTGACCGGCAGGAACTTCTTACCCACACCCTCGACCTGAGAGCCGACCGTCTGGAGCTTTTCCCCCACCGCATCGATCTTGGCAAGGGTCGTATTGGTTACCGCCGCCTGTTCCTGCAGGGATTTGAGGTTCTGCTCCGTCTCCACGATCTCACGCTGGAGTGCATCGTACTGGTCCTGCGTGATCTTGCCATCTGCAAGCTGCTGGTTGGCCTGCTCTGCCGCCGTCTTTAAGGTGGTGAGCTTCTCCTTGGTGGCTTCGATAGCCTCCTTCAGCATCCTCTGCTTCTGGGTGACAGCCTCGGTGTTGGAGGGGTCCAGTTTCAGGAGCTTGTTGACATCCTTCAGCTCAGACTGCGTTGTTTTGATGGTTTTGTTGACGCTTTCCAGTGCCTTGGAAAGTTTTGTAGTATCGCCGCCGATCTCAACGGTAATGCCTGCGATTCTGGATGCCATGCGGATAACCACCTCCTTCGGGGCATAAGTAAAGGCCCATCCGCACAAGGCGAATAGGCCAAAGAAATATTATAGTCAGTATCAAATCCGACCGACTTGCATACAATATATTTGTAAACAAATAAGTCGATGTTCTTGTTGACGTTTTCGCAAACCCATGCTATAATGCAAGTGAAGAAAGGAGTTGACAATTATGGCATCTGTTATGAGTGCAATCACCAATACCGTTCCTATCACCCAGTTTAATCGAGGGCTTGCCGGCAAGATTTTTGATGAGGTTAAGCAGTGTGGTGCAAAGGTTGTCATGAAGAACAACACTGCGGAGTGTGTCCTTATCTCTCCTGACGAGTATGTCCGCCTGATGGACGAACTGAATGACGCTCGCCTTTTGGCGGTCGCCTCTGAACGTATGGCGCACTTTGACCCTTCTACCTTGATTTCCGAAGAGGAAATGAACCGTCGGCTCGGTGTCACTGAAGACGACCTCTCCGGTTTTGACGAGGTAGAAATCGAATGAGTTGGAAAGTCGAATACCTCCCAGAAGCGGAAAAAGACCTCAAAGGTTTAGATGGAAGTCAGCGCAATCTTGTTCTAAAAGCAATCAAGAAAGTTCAGCAGAATCCTCTTCCTGTCGATGAGAATGGCTACGGAAAACCTCTCGGCAATCATAGCAGCACCAGTCTTGCAGGTTTAATGAAAATCAAACTTCGCTCCGCTGGTCTGCGCATTGTTTACCAACTTCGTCGTACTGAAACATCCATGATGATAATTGTCATCGGAGTTCGTGCAGATGAAGAAGTTTATGAACTTGCCCAGAAGAGGGTTCGTAAACACGATATACTCGGTTGACTATCTTCACCCAATCAGCTATAATTCAATAGTGATCAGGTTTCGGTAACCTTGCGAGGTCTGAGACCGGGAAGATGACCTCCGGGCCACCTTCTTTCTCCCCCAGCTGTGCACGGCTGGGGGATTTTTCTTTATCCTCGCAGACTTTCGTGCTTATTTTGCAATCAATATAAGCACGAAAGTTTGGTCAGAACCGGTCAAAGTCTGCCTGCGATGCCAGCTCCTGATACGGATACTCATCGTTCTGCCGCTCTGTGAACATGTCATTGACCAACCCGATGGTCAGCAAGTCGAGGTCGGCGATGCTGATACCGAGCTGCACACAGCGCAGCATGAAGAGTGGGGTGGTCATTACCCGCTCACTTTTGCGAGGTTTTTTCTTGCTTCCACCTCCGTCTGGACGTTCAGACCCCACAGTTCGATGAGCTGGGGCAGAATCTGGTATATGGAGAAGGTGTTGAAGTTCTCCAGCCACTCATCCGGGGTGTCCGGCACCTGATCAGGATGGGCGTGCTTTGCCATAATATAGGCGATATTCTCGAACATCTCCAGACTAAACAGGTCAAGGCTGGAGCTTTCCTCATCGTTATCCCCCACGCTCTTTTCCAGAGAACGCAGGTCTTTGTAGATATCCCGGCCGAACTTAATGCGATACAGCCTCGGCACGGCTGCGCTGGCACGGAACTCCACCATCTGACCATCGATCTCGATTTTCTTTGTAACTGCCATAGTCTTTATCCTCCATTTCATGTAGAAAGGGCAGAGCCTCCGCCCCGCCCTCGGTTTGTGTACTTGCTTACTCTGCCGGGTCGATGCTGACCAGTGCATTGCTGCCGCTGACGGTGGGCAGCTTGCCATCCCACTTCTGAATCTTCTGGTACTCGATCAGGGTATCAGACAGGCTTTCTGCAATCTTGCGGTTGGCTTCAGCCTGAGCATCTGCGGCAATGGAGGTCTTCTGTGCCTCCGCCTCGGCATTGGTGATCGCCACTTGCTTGTCGGCCTCAGCCTTGGCAATGGCGGCTTCGTTCTCGATCTTCTGCTTGTCGGCGTTTTGCTGGGCAATGGACTTCTGCTGGATGGCAGTGTTATACGCCTCTTCAAAATCCATGTTGTTGATGACCACCTTATTGATGAACACAGCACCCTCGCCATACTTCTGGTTCAGGGACTCTGCCAGCTTCTGCTGTGCCAGCGGCTCGATCTTGGTGCGGTTGGTGACCTCATTGGGGCCAAGCTCGGCCATGGCGGACTTGATGGCAGATGCCACCAACTCGTCACCGACCAGATTCTTGGTGTCGGATACATTGGCATACAGCCATGCACTCTTTTCCGGGAGCACCTGATAGGTCACGATTACATCTGCGGCATACACAGGAGTCTTGTCGGAGGCTTCGCCCCAGATCTGTGCCTCGATGTGCTTGTCCTGCTGCTTGTTGGACACGGTATGGATGCTCTGGACAAACGGAATGGTGATGTTCCATCGGCTCGATCAAAAGCACCTTCATTCGACCCACCCCGCTTTCACGATTGCCCAGTCGGTCAGCGGTGTTGGTTGCCCAAGAAAGTCTTCCATCGCTTCTATCGTTCCGCAGGCGTTGCACACCATAATCTCTGCGTAGCGGCTGAGGGCTTGCTGCTGGTGGTCGTAGCTATCCGGCTCAGCGCCGCACCGTGGGCAACGTGGGCCCGCGTGTCGCGTCTTACCGAGGTAGTCGAGCGATTTCTTTACCTCGGCCTCGGACGCCACACGGTGGCAACTGTCCGCACCGTAGGCAACGTTCAGGCTGCCGCCCGTATCCCACAAAACCATCACGCTGCCAGCATCGTCCACGCCCCGGCAGGTTCCCTGCGTTCCGATGGGCGGTGACTGCTCATCGTCCATTCGGTCCAGCACCACGCGGCAGCCGATGGGAAACTGCATCCGCAGGCATTCCACGGTCTTTCTATCCGGAAAGCTCATCCCTGTACCTCCTGGATCATCTTCTCTGCAAGTTTCTTGTTGCTCGTACACTTCTTCAGCGCACCCTCCAAGATGTGCATCGGGAAGTGAAATGCCTTGTAGCCATCGTGGAGGGCCCGATAGTAGTACAGGCTCGGCATCCGCTGCCCATAGTCATGTTCCATAATGTAGACCATCGCCGTGACGGTCATGGGTTCTGCATTCTCACGGACGACCTCGACCTCCAGCTTTTCCTTTCGGTAGTAATGCGGGTATCCCTCGTATATGTCGAGGTTCTTCTCATCCTCTGCGGAGATTTCCCATACCAGAACCGGCGTGTTCTTTTCCTTGTTCGGCAGGATGGTCGCACAGCCCTTGAAGGCTAGCTCCCAGCCCTCCAGCACTGCCTGTCCCACAATGCGGGCATCCGGACACCGCTGTGCCATCTGCTCCACCGACAGGTTGCTGCCGTAGGCGATGTAATACTTCTTTTTGCTCATATTCTGTAACCCCTTTCATTTCCGCCTGTTGTTCGGCGGTATGGTATATATGCCTCTGTTTTGCCTGAATAGCAAGGCCAATGTGCGTCATATCCTGCACAATGATTCTCGCATTTGATCGTGGATATTGTACTCACTCAATCTGTGCGAGGAACTTTGCAGCGACTGCCTTTCCGATGCTGGCGGAAAGGCCATCTTGAAGCACATCCATCGGAAAGCCCCAATCAGTATAGCCTTCGTACAAAAGTCTGAAATAGTCGTAGCTGGGGCACCCCAGCGGACGTTCTTCATGCAGAATATAGGCCATGCAGGTCTTCTGCTTTTTCATACGATGACCTTCCAAATCCCAGACGGGGAGCTGGAACTGCTTTTTGTAGTAGTACTTGGGACAGCCCTCATACCGGTCAAGGAGCAGTTCATCGAATTCGGAAAGCATCCAGACCACAGCAGGGACGCTTTCATTGGCATCCTGCTCAATGGTGGCATAGTACCCGGTCTTACTCTGCTTGAACAAAAGCCGGTAGCCGTAGATTTCGGTCGTACCGATGGGAATGGCATACGGGCATCTCTGCCCCATCCGTTCCATGTCAAGGTTGCTGCCGTAGGCGAGGTGAAACCGAGACGGCTTTCTGCTGATGCCGCCGAGGTCGAACCTGAAACGGTCATTCATCCTTTCCACCGCCTTCCCCTGGTGTGAATTCCACGTTGTCGAAGTCCTCGGCTTCCAGAACGATCTGTCCGTTGTGCCACCAGTCGCTGACCGTCTGGACTGCCTCGTCCATCGTAGGTTCCTTGAGTTCTGCCTCGCTGACCTCGACCACGCGCTTGAGCGTTTCGGTGATGACTACCCGGAATGTCCTGCCGGGTGCAGTTTCTCTGGTTGTGTTTTTCATGGCTTATCGCCCTCCTTCTACCGCCTAAAGGGCGGTTGCCCGCCCGATAGGTGCCCGTGCAAGTCGGCGCTCATGCGTTGCGCCAGCTTGCGTTGCCCTCCATATTCCGCAGAAGGATTTCCCGTGCTGTTGCAAATTCATCCCCGATGAAACCCAGCCGAAGCATCCAGCACCGCATCGCGTACTTTTCGTTATCGGTTTGCTGGGGCTTGGGGCTTGCCGTTCTCACCATCTTGGCAAGCTGGCTCATCGCAAGGCAAAGCTGAATGTAGGCTTTCAATTCTCCTGCGTGAAGTCCGTTCTGCTTGCCGTTGCTGGGGTCGGCAAATTGGAAAAGCCGAAACTCAATCGTGCCCTTGGTGAAGGTGGCATGAAGGTTGCAAGCCTTATGTTGAGCTCAACATAAGGCTTGTTATGGCAAGAAAGCGATTATGTATCCCCCGTCCCAAACTTTAATTGTACAGCGACAAAAATTATAAAAACAGTCTGTTTTTCTCTACATAATAACTATATAATTTGAGTATTCCAGATATGATGGAGGTTGTTATTGTGGATGATGGAAATCGACTGACCGTGTATGAACTTGTGGAAAGAGTTATCCCTTGCATCATTGCAAAGCACTATAGCGAAAACTATATTCAAGGCTTTCGTTCGACGTTTAGGAACCTGTTAGCGTACTGCAATAAAAATGAAAAGAAATATTTTACAGCGGAATTGGCTCAGCAGTTCATGCTGGATTGCTACGGTGTGCAGCCGGGAACAGTAGAACGGCGATGCTCACGAGTTCACCGTGCAATGGATTTGTTGTCAGACTACCAACATTTCAACGCGGTTATGCTTCGGCGGAGGTTGAATCGAGAGTTCCCTGCAGGATTGCAAGAAGGTGCGGTCAACTACTTGCAAAAGCTATCTCTCCACGGACGCAGGGAGAATACGCTGCGCAGCCACAGAAATGTTCTTCTTCGCTTTACAGATTATTTGTTCAGCGTTGGAGTCACGGATTACAAATTACTTTCAGCAGATATTGTAAATCGATACGTCAAAGTTGTTTCGTGCAATTACAGCAATTCGGTTGTAAGGCTCCATTACAGTATCCTTTTACGCTTTTTTCAGTACCTTGCGCATAGTGGCTACAAGGAAACAGATTTGTCTTTGAAAATGATGCCAATTGTAAAAGTATCCGCTTCCGCGCGAATTCCTACAACATTAGATCTTAGCCAAATCGAAAGTATCCTTGCATCTGTTGACCGTGAAAGTCCACAAGGGAAACGCGATTATGCAGTTTTAATGATTGCAGTAAAACTCGGCATTAGAACCAGCGATATACGTAATCTTCGCCCTGCCAATTTTAATTGGGAACAGCATTTGGTGTCTTTCACCCAAGTCAAAACAGGAGAGCCGATAACTTTACCACTTCCCACAGATGTTGGATGGGCTGTAATAGACTATCTGAAAAATGGAAGGCCTGTAAGCGATGCCCCGGAAATTTTTCTCCGCGCAGTCGCTCCATACGTCTCTCTGCAAAATTTTGACAACATTCTTATTAAGCATATGCGAAAAGCGGGCATTCCTTTGGATTCAATAAAGCACCACGGGCTTCACTCGCTTCGACACAGCCTCGCAACACATATGTTAGATGAAGGAATCCCCATTACCTCGATTCAGGGTGTATTAGGACACATAAATGCCGATTCTACTCAAAAATATATTGGTGTAAATGTACGTCAGCTTCGCAGCTGCGCATTGGAGGTGACTGATTAGTGTTTGAGGAAAAACTTCTTGAACCCCATTTTACCAGTGTGCTTGCACCATATATGCTGGATGTTGTGGAGCAAAAACGTGCCCTTGGCAATAAATACAACGCCGGTGTTGAGGCACTCAGTGCATTCGATGACTTTTGCAATGAGCAACAATTGCGTATACCTGCCATTTCGAAAGAACTGCTGCAAAAGTGGGAGAAAAAGAGACCTCACGAAAACGAAACCACGCAATGTTTTCGGATTTCGTATGTGCGAATTCTTTGTAAGTATTTGCACAGCAATGGCTATGATGCTCCATGTGCATTCCACCCTGCGCCTCATGTAAATAAATGTTTCGTTCCCTACATTTTTACGAAAGACGAAATCGAGAGATTGTTTTCTGCGGTAGATTGTACCAAAGAATCTTCAGAATCTCCACTACGACATTTAGTTATGCCGGTTCTGTTTCGCCTGCTTTATACATGTGGGCTGCGCGTGTCAGAGGCTCTGCACCTTAAGGTTGCAGATGTTGATTTGGATGCTGGAGTTTTAGCCATATACGGTGCAAAAGGAGACAAAGAACGGCTGGTAGGAATTTCGGACTCAATGCTTGCATACATGAAATCCTACCGCAGTAATCCATTAGTGACAAATGCAAAAAGTATTTACTTTTTTCCTGCTCCTGATGGCGGATTCTATGATACAAGTACAATTTACGATATTTTTCGAAAATGCTTATTTGATGCCGGGATTCCACACCGAGGTCGAGGAAAAGGGCCTCGTCTCCATGATCTCAGGCATTCCTTTGCGGTCCACATTCTAAACAAATGGAGTTCCGAAGGAAAAGACATATATACCTGTTTGCCGATTCTCCGCACTGCTCTTGGGCATGACCGAATTACAACAACCGAAAAATACTTGAGGCTTGTCCCGGAAGCCTACATGGAAGTCACCGAACCATTCAATGACCGATTCCATACCATTACAGAGGTACTTTGCAATGAGGAATAGATGCAGCTACGCCGGTTTAGTCTCCGCATACTTTAGCGTGTATCTGGCAGGAACTAAAAATGTCAGTACAAATACAATTTACTCTTACCGGGACACCTTTGTTATTTTTCATGGCTACCTTGAAAAGTATTGTGGCTTTAAATTAGAGAAAATGCTTTTTAACGACCTTTCCCGCGAACTGATTCTTGAATTTCTACAATATCTTGAAACTGAACGCAAATACAGTATATCTTCTCGAAACCAACGACTTGCTGCGCTGAAGTCATTTGCAAAATATGTACAAATTGAATGCCCGGATGAAATGATTCTGTGTCAGCGCATTCTTTCAATTGACAGCAAAAAAGCAGCAAAGCCGACGGTTCAATATTTGAGTAACCAGCAAACCGATATTCTAATGGAACAGCCTGATATTTCCACGCCAAAAGGTCGCAGAGACTTGGCGATGATTCTTCTCCTTTACGATTCAGCTGCACGAGTGCAGGAACTTTGCGATTTAAGAATCTGCGATATCCGAATAGATTCACTACCGGTTGTACATTTATTAGGGAAGGGGCGAAAAAGTCGAGATGTTCCGCTTACCAAACCGTGTGCACAGGTATTGCGCCAATACATTTGTGAGAACCATCTTGATATACCAGAACGCCGCAATGACCAGCTGTTTACAAATCCGCAAGGGAAAAAGTTGACTCGCAGCGGTGTTTCCTACGTGCTAGCAAAATATATCCACAAAGCAAATACTGCGGTGGATTCATTTTTTCCGCAGATTACACCGCATTGTCTCCGGCATTCTAAAGCAATGCATCTTGTTGAGGCAGGCAAAAATCTCATTTATATTCGTGACTTTTTAGGGCACGAATCTATTGAGACAACACAGGTTTACGCAAAAGCTAATCCCGAAGCCCGGCGCAAGGCATTAGAAACAATGGACACGAGGATGAATACGCCTGCCATGCCGGATTGGAACGACGACCCTGACTTAAAGGCGTTTTTAAAGACCTTGTAGAAAATTATGCTGAGATTTCTGGTGAACAGTCTCGAAGTAACGTCTGTTCTAAAAGATTCTCAGCATAACTTTTTTCTGCGCATAACAAGCCTTATGTTGAGCTCAACATAACGCCTTGAACCTCCACGCTACCTTCACCAAGGGTACGATTGAATTCAGACTTTTCCAGTTTGCCGACCCCAGCGACGGTAAGCAGAACGGACTTCACGCCGGTGAGCTGAAAGCCTACATCCAGCTTTGCCTCGCAATGAGCCAGCTTGCCAAGATGGTGAAGACCGCAAGCCCCAAGCCCCAGCAGACCGACAACGAGAAATATGCAATGCGGTGCTGGATGCTTCGGCTGGGCTTCATCGGGGACGAGTTCAAAACAGCACGGGAGATCCTTCTGCGGAATATGGAGGGCAACGCAAGCTGGCGCAACGCATAAGCGCCGACTTGCACGGGCACCTATCGGGCGGGCAACCGCCCTTTAGGCGGTAGAAGGAGGGCGATACGCCATGAAAAATGAAACCAGAGAAACCGCACCCGGCAGAACGTTCCGGGTGGTCATCACCGAGACCCTCAAACGGGTGGTCGAGGTCAACGAATCCGAGATCAAGGAACCCACGATGGATGAGGCCGTCCAGGCGGTCAGCGACTGGTGGCACAACGGACAGATCATTTTGGAAGCCGAGGACTTTGACGGCGTGGACTTTTCCGCAGCGGAAGGCGGTGAGGTCAGTGATTGATCACTTCCGGTTCGACAAGGGCGGGATCAGCAGAAAGCCGTCCCGGTACTATCTTGCTTACGGCAGCAACCTTGACATGGAACGGATGGGGCACAGATGCCCCTATGCGGTGCCGGTCGGTGTTACCGAGATCTACGGATACCGACTCCTGTTCAAGAAAAGCAAGACCGGGTGCTACGCCACCATCGAGCAGGACGCCAATGAAAGCGTCCCAGCTGTGGTATGGCTGCTTTCCGAGTTTGATGAACTGCTGCTGGACCGGTACGAAGGCTGCCCTCGGTACTATTACAAGAAGCAGTTCCAGCTTCCCGTCTGGAATCTGGATGGGCATCGGATGAAGAAGCTGAAAACCTGCATGGCATACATCCTGCACGAAGAACGGCAGCTCGGCTGCCCCAGCCATGAGTACTTCGACCTGCTGGCAGACGGGTATACGGGGTGGGGATTCCCGACAGATACATTGCACAGCGGGCTGTCTGCCAGCATCGGAAACGCGGCAGCGGTGGAGTTCCTCAAAGAAATCGACTGAGTACAATTTCCCCGATCCTGTGAGGAAATCATTGTGCAGGATATGATGCACATTGGCCTTGCTATTCGGGCAAAACAGAGGCATATATAGCATACCGCCAGACAACAGCGGAAACGAAAGGAGCAAGCGACTATGAACGAAAAGAAGTATTACATCGCATACGGCAGCAACCTGTCGGTGGAGCAGATGGCACAGCGGTGCCCGGATGCCCGCATTGTGGGACAGGCCGTTCTGGAAGACTGGGAGCTGGCCTTCCACGGCTGCGCGACCATCCTGCCGAACAAGGGAAAGAACACACCGGTTCTGGTGTGGGAGATCTCCGCTGGCGATGAGAAAAACCTCGACATCTACGAGGGTTATCCGAGCTTCTATCGCAAGGAAAATATGACGGTCGAGGTGGTGAGCAAAGATGCAGAGCCCATGACCGTCACTGCCATGGTCTACATCATGGAAGACACCTACGGCGAGCGGATGCCGAGCCGGTACTACTACAAGGTAATCCATGACGGGTACAAGGCATTCCATTTCCCGATGCACATTCTGGAAGGCGCACTGAAAAAGTGTGCGAATGACCCGAAGAAGGTAGAGCAGTTGATCAGGGAGGTGCAGGGATGAGATTTCCGGATAGAAAGACCGTAGAAACTCTGCGGACACAGTTCCCGGTCGGCTGCCGTGTGGTGCTGGACCGGATGGAAGATGCCCAGGCACCGACCTTGGGCACGCAGGGGACCTGCCGGGGCGTGGACGATGCCGGCAATGTGATGGTTTCGTGGTATACGGGCGGCAGCCTGAACGTTGCCTACGGCGCGGACAGTTGCCACCGCGTGGCGTCCGAGGCCGAGGTAAAGAAATCGCTCGACCACCTCGGTAAGACGCGACAGACGGGCCCACGTTGCCCACGGTGCGGCGCTGAGCCGGATAGCTACGACCACCAGCAGCAAGCCCTCAGCCGCTACGCAGAGATCATGGTGTGCAACGCCTGTGGAACGATAGAAGCGATGGAAGACTTTCTTGGGCAAGCAACACCGCTGACCGACTGGGCGATCGTGAAAGCGGGGTGGGTCGAATGAAGGTGCTTTTGATCGAGCCGATGGAACATCCGAAGGAGATCGATATTCAGCCAACGCTGGAAGAGTACTATAAAGTGCTGGACTGCGACTGCATCACGGCAACATACCCGTGGCCGGAACCGGTCGCCCTGGTCACGGATGACAACGGACTGTTTACAGATAAGCTGTTCAGCCGGTATATTCGGGAACTGAAACAGCCGATCCGAGGCGGCTTCTTCCTCTGCGGGTTAGGCAAGGAAGACTTCACGGACTTGCCGCCGGAACTCATGGACAAGTTCAAGAAACAGTTCTGGAACCCGGAACTTTTCGTTCGCACCGCATCGGGACTCGCGGCCATCCAAACCAGCGACGGCACACAGCCCGAATAAAGAAAACGGCCCCTTCTGCCTAGACAGGAGGGGTTGGCTTGTGGGCTGGTGGGGGCCTCGGATCATCGAGAACCCTTTCCCAGTTTACTGTATATTAGCTCTGGTTTGCAAGAATAGCAAGCCGGGAAAGAGCAGGATCTTCCACGATTTTTAGGCAGCAGAACTGTGTATATGGTCAACGGAAAACGGGGACAACGAGGAACAGCCCCAGCCTTTGCTGGGGGTTCCTTGGCGGATTCCCTTAAAGGAAATCCCGCATGCTCATGCCGACTTCGTAGAGCTGCTGCTCAAGGCTCATGTAATGCCATTCTTCTTCCTCGTCCTCTTCCTCCTCCAGCTCTTCGGGGAAGGGGTCGTGTTTCCAACCGCCCTTGCGGTATTCTTCTTCCCGGATGTCGTTGCGGTCGAAAATGTCCAGCTCGTATTCTTCTTCAAGCTCTGCAATGCGGTCCTCGATGATGCTTTCGATCTCGCTGATGGTCTTTTTCATGATGGTTGCCTCCGTTTTCCGTGTGTGTTTTCCTTTCGGTGTCTGTATATTCGCTCTAAAACACATATTTATCAAGGCCATTTATCAGCATAGATCCACCAAAGATATGGGCTAATGATCGTCGATAATATGACGTTTTATGGCCTTGCTATTATGCCGAAACGACGGTAATATGCACATACCGAAACGGAAAGGAAGGAAAAACATGGAACGCTACACCTACGAGATCACCTTCACCCGGCTGGACGGCCAGCCCGACGAGACCCAGCAGTACACCGATGAGGGGTTTGCCAGAGAATGCTTCCGGCTTTTCGATGAGCCGGACAGCGCCGAGATGTACAGCCGAATCCGCCTGACCCGCCACGACTGGGAGACCGGCACGGACGAGGTTCTGGAGACCTTGGAATTCTGAGAAAGGGGAGAACGAACATGAAAATGGAACCGGACAAGAAGCTGGACACGATCCGGCTCAATGTATTGGCCGCCAATTTTGGCGACCTTGCCACTCGCCGTCAGATGATTCAGGAGTTCGGGGATTACCCGGATGCCCTGTGGGGTGTCAATGAAAATGGGGAGAAGGTGATGCTCAGCATCCGGAAAAACGGCATCACGGAGCGTGTGTTCCAGTCGAACCGGTGGGTTCGGGTCAACGAATACGACGCCGACGGCTGTGAGGCCGGCGAGACCTACGAAGGGCGCTGGGCAGAGTGCCCGAAACCCACGGCGACGGATACGGATGAGGAACTGGAGCTTTCGGATGCCCAGAGTGCCCACAACGATGAAATCTACAACGCTGCGTATGAATTCTGCAAGGTCATGGCGGAGGATGACCGCCTCGAGTGGAACATGGAGATTCTCGGAGAACTGGCAGACCTTGCCGCCGAGCTCCTGACCCGGCACGGCAGCCGTGTGCGCTACCCTGCGGTGGTCACCGAACCGGACGGAAGGCAGTATATCGAGGAATACCACGGCGGCATAAAGTGACACATTTTCCGGAGTGAAGAGCCAGATGATCGTGTACATTAGCCGCTTGCTATCAGCCCTGAGTGACGGTAATATACAGTCACAAAAACGAAGGGAGATAAACACCATGACCTATACGAACATCCGACTTTTCACTGCCAACGGCATTCCGGAGGCACTCAGCAACCTTTGGTACGGTACCGACTGCTCGGTGGTCGAGATCCAAGACGCCATTGAAGATGCCAAGAACGCAGCAGACCTTCTGCGGCGCATCCAGAAGATGAAACTTCTGAGGAAGGTAGCCCTCGACCGGGAAACCGAACAGAAGGTGCGGTTCAAGACCACCGATTGCTGGGGCAATATAAGCTACCTCGAAATCCGCAAATAAACCGGATGGATAGGGGCAAGGGGCTGGGAAACCGGCCCTTTGCTCGTGTCCATCCAATGTCATACCGCCCGAATGTACACAAATCTAGGGGCGAATGATCGTGTATCATAGCCGCTTGATAGTGTGCGAAAGTGACGGTAATATGTGCATACCGAAAGGGAAAACCACACGGAAAACACAAAAAACACGCTGGAGGATACAAAAATGACGAAGAATGAAAACCGCATCAATAAGCTTTTCGAGGAACTGGTTCCCACGAGCGGCAAGGCGGATAGCCTCGCCGGAGAACTGGTCAGAGCCACCGCACGGATCGGGTACCGATTCTTCAACGACGGCGACATGGTCAACCAGGGCTACGGCAAAGAAACCTGCAACCCCGCGGCCCGGTTCCTGATCGCCAAGGGCAACGCAGAAATCAGCAGCCTGACCGTAGCCCTTTGGGAGATCTTCAGCGAGGATGCCTACGAAAAGGTTCTGGATACCCTTGAGGGTGCGGTTGCCGACTACATCAAGCAGAACCCCGACCTTCGCAGCCAGCCCACCAAGGATATGTGGGATTACCGCGATATGGCGGAAGACTGGGACGACAGCTGCGATGAGGAAGAGGACTACGACGACTGCGAAGACGACTACGATGAGGAAGAAGACTACTGAGCAGAAAACTGCGGGGGGGCTTGCCTGAAAGGGCGGCCCCTTTTCCTGTGCTAGGGCTCTCAAATATACACCGATCCTGGCGTGAATGATCGTGTAATCTGCGGCCTTGCTATCTGCGGGACGTGACGGTAATATACAGTCACAAAAACGAAAGCGAGGTACATAGACATGAAAAAGCAGACCCTGACCAGGAAGCAGCAGAAAGCCCTGCTGGACATCACAAAGCGCCTGATGGTGGCGGTGGAAAGCCGAGGCGACCTTGAAGCACGCGGCTGCGACAGCGAGGATTTCATCGAGGTTCCCGTTTGGGGCATCCAGAAAGCCATGGAGGAAGCCTACCTTCTGGGCAAGGCGGAGAAGTAAGCCCGACACAGCCCCCACAAAGGGGCACAGGCGCAGGCCGACAAACTCCCCAACCAAACCGCACAAGCCCCACACAGGGGCTGTGTGGCGGGGTGGTGGGGCAACGGAGGAATGAGTATGAACGACGAAAAAGTCATGGACCTTATCGTGGACATCTACAACAATATGAATGACGAGGATAAGGCCGGCTTTACGCTGGAGACTGCCAAGGAGATGGTCAAGGACCAGATAGAAATTGATTTTTCTCATGGTCGTGAGCCACTGGAATACGACCCCCAGCTCTTTTATGAAGTGATCCGGGAGTTCATTGAACAGGATGCCGAGGACGGAGAATGATGTACATTCTGCCCGGTATTCCGGGCAGATGATCGTGTATCATAGCCGCTTGATAGTGTGCGAAAGTGACGGTAATATGTGCATACCGAAAGGGAAAGACCCTACGGAATAAAAACACGGAGGATTTCACCATGAAGAAGCATCTGAACAACTTCCCGGAACACAGCATCAGCATCGAGAGCTACTACGACCTGCTCAGTCCTTGCAACGACAGCATCCTGCAGTTTGGCGACCGGGTTCTGGTTGCCAAAACGAACTGGAAGGGCGGCGTGGAGGCTGCGGTTTACGGATTCGCTGAGGACCCCAAGGAAGGGCTTTCATCGATCGAGTGCCGACTGGAACTGCTGAAGATTTCGGATGAGGTCTTCTCGGATGCCGGACACGCCATCGAATGGTGCATCCGGAACGCGCACTGAGATATGGGCGGAGGCTCCCTGCGGGGGGCTTTCGCTCGTTGCGGCAGATCTTCCGTGTGCAGGATATACACATATCCGACAAGACTGTGGGTGAATGATCGTGTATCATAGCCGCTTGATATACTGCCCCAGTGACGGTAATATACAGACACCGAAAGGGAAAACAAACACACGGAGGATACAGACCATGATGAAGAAAACCAAAACTTACCTGACTCGCATTCAGGCGGCCGCCACCGAGCGAGACATGACCGGCATTGAGATTGCCTTCAAGCAGGACATGAGCATCAACTGCGATGACCTTGGCAAACTTTGCCGGGCAGCCGAGGACAAGCGGTACACCCTGCGGAACAACGCCGAAACCCTGCAGCTCAAGGACATCCTTTTCCAGCGGACGAGAGCCGAGATGGATGCCTACCACGACATGAGCCACAAGCCGGAGAGGTGGACGGCCGAGGACATAGAACGCCAGCGCATCCGATTCTGCGCGGTCTGGCAGGTCATCGAGGAGGCAGAGCTGGTCGATGAGTACGAGGCTTGGAAAGAAGCCAACCCCAACGCATAACCAATAAAGGACACACGCCCCGCAGGGGGCTGTGTCTCGTATCCGCCGTGTTTGATATACAAAGGACTTCTTCGGAGGTCCTTTTTCTTTTGCCCATTTTTACAGAAGGGAGGGATAGCCAATGGCTACCAGAGGCAGAAAACCGAAGCCGACCGCCATGAAGGAACT